GTAATATATTTATTAGGTTGTTTTTATTAAATTTTTTTCCTATTTTTGCAACTTAAAGAAATGTAGTATGAAACTAAATAGTCTCTTATATATAGGTATAATTAGTATAATAGTTGGATTAATATTCACTATATCTACTCAATCTTCAAACATACGTAATTTAAAGAAAGAATTAGCTATTAGTACAGCTAATGAAAAAGCTTTATTTGAAGATAATAGCTCTTTACAAAATAAAAAGAGGACTCTACAACTTACAGTAGACCAGCTTAATCATATTAATGATTCTATTATCATGAAGATGAATGAAACTAGGAAAGAACTTAAAGTAAAAGATAAATATATTCAAGGTCTTGAATATCAATTATCTGAAGCTTCTAAGACTGATACTATTATATTTAGGGATACTCTATTTAGAGAGAGTAATTTTCAGTTAGATACTACTATGAGGGATAAATGGTATTCACTTAGCTTACAGTTAAAGTATCCCTCAACTATTATAGCTTCTCCTAAATTTATTTCTGAAAGATATGTAGTTCAGAGCTTTAGGAAAGAGCCTATTAAAATTGCAAAGAAATGTTGGATAGGGAGAGTATTTCAGAGAAAACATATAGTGTTAGAAACTGAAGTAGTAGAGAAGAGTCCATACATAATTAACAAAAAAGAAAAATATATTAAAATTATTGACTAATGGACTTACAGGTATTAATTACAGCAGGAGTGGGGATTGTAACTACCTTTTGTTCTGGGTTTTTTGCTTTTCTTTTTTCTAAGAAAAAGTATAATGCAGAAGTAGATAGTAAACAAATTGCCAATATAAAATCTACTTTGGATATATATCAAAATATGGTAAAAGATTTGGGGGATAGGATAGATTATTATTCAAAGATGATGGATAAGAATAAATCTGATGTTATAAAACTAAAGAATATAGTAGTTAAAATGGTAGGTAAGATATGTACTTTAATGTCTTGTCAAAATAGATGTGCTTACAATGATAAAGAACTAGCAGATTTATTTAAAACTTTAGATTTAGATATAGATGAAATTGACTGTAAAGAGAACTGCATTAAGAAGTAGTTATACTTTAGGAGAACTCTATATAGATGGGCAATTCTTTTGCTCTACTCTTGAAGATTTAGATAGAGGACTTACTCAAGATATGCCATTAAATTTAATAAAATCTTTGAAGATACCTGGAGAAACAGCTATACCAAAAGGAATTTATAAAGTTACTTTAGATGTAGTTAGTCCTAAGTTCTCTAAATATCCTTTCTATATGAAAGTATGTGAAGGTAAATTACCTAGACTTATTGATGTTAAAGGATATGAAGGAGTACTTATACATGTGGCAGATGGTATTAAGAGAGATGCTCTTTTACAAGGCTGTATAGGTATAGGAAACTTATCTTCAGAAGAGTATCTTATAAATGGTAAACAAGTATTTACAGAATTCTATAATAGAATAAAAGGAAATGATGTAGAGTTAGAAATACTATAGATAAATAAAATAGTTTATCTTTAATAAGTAAAATATTTTATTTATTGACTTTTACATTTTTTATACATAACTTTGCATGAAATTTAAGGAGAAGATTTTATGGAAGAACTTGATTTAAACAACATTTTAAGTCCAGAAGAGGTTGATACTCTTTTTGAGAAAGAAGAAACACAGGATACTCCACCTGAACCAACGGAGGATGATAAGAAAAATAAAGAAACTACTGAGGTTCATGTAGATGAAAATGATTTATTTGAACCAGAGAGCGTAGGTAGTGGAAAAGAAGATAAGCAAGGAAAGGAAGATACCTTCCCAGATGGGACTGGTACTTCTCCCAAAAAATCCAACTTCTACTCTTCCATTGCCAGTGCCTTGAAAGAAGATGGTATCTTCCAGAACCTTGATGATTCTAAAGCTAGTGAAATAAAAGACGCAGAGTCTTTTGCACAGGCTATTAGAGATGAAGTTACTGCTCAGTTGGATGAAAGACAAAAGAGAATTGATGAAGCTTTAAATGTAGGTATAGAACCTTCAGAAATTAATAAATATGAAAGCACACTCTCTTATCTTGATTCAATTAAGGATGAGAATATCTCAGATGAATCAGAGCAAGGTGAACAACTGAGAAGGAGACTTATTTATAATGATTTTATAAATAGAGGTTACTCTAAAGAAAGAGCAGAGAGAGAAGTTAAGAAATCTTTTGATGCAGGCACTGATATAGAAGATGCTAAAGAGTCTCTAAAGAGCAATAAGGAGTTCTTTAAGAATGCTTATGACTCTATGATAAATGAGGCTAAGAAAGCAGAAGAAGATGAGGTAAATGAAAGAAAGAAAGATGCTGAAACTTTAAAGAAGAGTATTCTTGAAGAAGAGAAAGTATTTGGGGATTTACAAATAGATAAAGCTACTAGAAATAAAGCATTTGAAGCTATTAGTAAACCTGTTTATAAAGACCCAGAAACTGGAGAACTCTATACAGCATTACAGAAGTATGAGATGGAAAATAGGATTGATTTCTTAAAGAATGTAGGTCTTATATTCACTCTTACTGATGGCTTTAAAAATCTTGACGGACTTATTAAAGGTAAAGTAAAGAAGGAAGTGAGGAAAGGACTAAGAGAGCTTGAAACCACTATCAACAATACTTCAAGAACCTCAGATGGTAATTTGAAGTTTGCTTCTGGTGTAGATGATGACCCAGAATCTTATATTGGTAAAGGCTGGAATCTTGATGTCTAACCTCCTATTCTGAATTAACAACTATAATATAATTTTTATGGCAGGAAAGCTTGGTAAATTTCAGATGCTAGGGTTCCAGCACTGGAAGGGAACTACTAAGGAGAACCACCTTGGTCAAATCTTCCAATTAGCACCACAAAAAGCTACAAATCTTATGGTGCAGTTGCTGGCCTACTACAGAGGTAAGACCCTTGACACATTCCTCAATCAGTTCCCTACTAGGGAGTTTGATGATGACAATGAATATTATTGGGATGTAATTGGTTCTTCAAGGAGAAACATTCCACTTGTTGAGGCAAGAGATGAGGATGGAGAAGTTGTAGTTAAAGACAGAGTAAAAGGTAATGTAGGAGCAGGCTATGCTCCTTTCTATCTTGTATTCCCAGAGGATTGGTTTGCTGATGGTGAAGTTCTTTGGGGTAATTACAATGAAGCATATCCTCTTAGAGTTCTTGGTGAAGCAAAGTTTGAGGGAACTAATGCAGTCTACAAGGTAGAGGTCTTTGGAGCTAATTCAAAGGGTGTTCCAGCAGAGAGACTCCTTGCAGGAGAGAGATTCTCTATTGGTTATGCTCCAGTTGAGAGAAGTTTCTCTAGAAAGGTTGGTAATATTAGATTTAGCTCACCAGTTTCTATGAGAAATGAGTGGTCTACTATTAGAATTCATCACAAGGTTGGTGGTTCAATGCTTAATAAGAAACTTGCTGTAGGTATTCCTATTACTAAGGAGACTGAAGGTGGTAAGCTTGTTAAGGATACTACTAATATGTGGATGCACTATGTAGATTATGAGCTTGAGCTTCAGTTCTCAGAAGCAAAGAATAATGTACTTGCTTGGGGTGTTTCTAACAGAAATCAGAATGGTGAGTATCTTAATTTTGGTAAATCAGGTGAGGTTATTAAGACTGGTGCTGGTTTGTTTGAGCAGATGGAAGTAGCTAATACTATGTATTATAATAACTTCTCACTCAAGTTGATTGAGGATGCTCTTTATGAACTCTCAGCTTCTAAACTTGATTTCAATGATAGATATTTTGTCATTAAGACTGGTGAGAGAGGAGCTATTCAGTTCCACAAAGAGGTTCTTAAGACAGTTTCTGGTTGGACACAGTTTGTACTTGACAATAGTTCTATTGGAGTAGTTCAGAAGACTCAAAGTAAGTTGCATGAGAATTCACTTTCTGCAGGTTTCCAATTTGTAGAGTACAAGGCTCCTAATGGAGTAAGGGTTAAGATTGATGTAGACCCTATGTATGATGACCCAGTTAGGAATAAAGTTCTCCATCCAAATGGAGGTGTAGCATATTCTTATAGATATGATATCCTGTACATTGGTACAATGGACCAGCCTAATATCTTTAAGTGTGCTATTAAGGGTCAAACAGAGTATAGAGGTTATGAGTGGGGTTTGAGGAATCCATTCACTGGACAGATGGGTAATCCATATATGAGCCATGATGAGGATTCTGCTACATTCCATAGAATGGCAACTCTTGGTATTTGTGTTCTTGACCCTACAAGAACAATGTCAATTATACCTGCAATACTTCAGGGATAATAATATAAGGGTAGGGAGTTACCCTACCCTTTATTTTTAAAAGGGAGAATAAAATGGCAAAGAAAATGGAAGAAACACTTGATTTGGGTATGATTGATGAAAGCCCTATTACAGTAAAAGAAGTTGAAAAACCTAAAAATAATATTGAAACTCCAGTAGAAAGACAGACACAAGCTCCTAAATATGATAAACCGCTTATATCTTGTCTTAGAAATGAGAGAATAATTGTAAGACATGTTCCTAAGGAAGGAGGTCTGGTCACTAATCCTAAGCATATACTTTATGGAGGTATGGCTGAGAATGCTGTAAGATATTTTACAGTTCCTATCTTAGAGTCATCTGGTGCTTATAAAAATGTACTTACAGATGATGAAAAGGCCTTTCTTGAGGAAGTTATGGGTCTTGAATATAATGCTCTCTCAGTTTATAAGAAGGAGAATAATTATTGGAGTAATTATCAGGTAAGATTGACTAAACAGGATAATTTCCTTGATTTGTCTGTACCAGATGATTATATTAAATATAAGGTTCTTAAAGCTAACTCTAATTTTATTGCAGACTCACTTGAAACTTTGCAGGATAAACCTAAAGCTACATATCAGTTTGTTATGATTAGAGAAGGTGAGGAGGAGAGTAATGAAAGTGAGAAGCTGTCAGCTACTATGAGATGCTATATGGAGTATGGTAAAATTAAGGATGACAAAGATACTCTTAAATGTATTATAGAACTTATAGATGGTAGACCTATTGCTGCTAATTCTAAGATAGAATTGTTGCAGGGTAAAATCAATAATCTTATACAGGCAGATTCTAAGTTATTCCTTAAGATAATTACAGACCCACTTCTTAGTACTAAGGTACTTATAAATAAGGCTATAGAAGCAGGAATAATCTCTAAGAGAGGAGACCAGTACTATCTTATAAGCAGTAATTCTCCATTGTGTGGAAATAATGAAGACCCTACATTAAATGTAGCTGCAAGATACCTTAACCTCCCTAAGAATCAGGAGCTTAAACTTTCAATAGAGGCAAAAATAAAATAATATGACTACACAAGAGTTTTCCCTTGAATTTGATTTGATGTATAATAACATCTCTTCAAATCAAGCTCCAGGACTTTCAGAATATGAAAAAAGCTTGTTCTTAACCCAAGCTCAAGAAGCTCTGGTTCTTGACATGTATTCAGGTAAACTTGGAAGTTCATTTGAAAGTACTGAAGAAGTAACTGACTATTTGAGTCCTTTGGTTAAGCAAACTACTTATACAGAAGCAGATAAGATATCAAGTAGTGGTTTAGATTCAAGGTCAGTATTCTTTAAAATTAGTGAAGATATTTGGTTTAAAACAGGTGAGATAGCCACTATAAAAGATGAATCTCTTATATGTGGACAATCTGATGAAAGAGAAGTAGATGTAGTACCAGTTACTCAAGATACTTTATATAGAACTAAAAATAGTCCATTTAGAGGGCCTAATGAAAGAAGAGTTTTAAGATTAGATTT